AAAGAGAAGGAGAGAGAGCCCTCGATAGGGTGACAGGGTGGGGGGGCAAAGGGTCGTCTTTAGTACTGGTGTATTACTGCGCTCTGCTGGCGGTATGTGCTACATATGCATAACATTAGGCGCTGAATTGAAGTAACACCTGCTTTATACGATGTCCATTATGTTAACCACAGCCCCTAAACGTACTGCTTAAGTTAGCATCTTGGCTAGTATGCGCTCGATATCTGCTGCTGTCGCTGCTGGCCCTGCCTGCTGTTGCGCTGCTGCGAATATCTCGCTGCCTACTGCTTTCCTGATTGCTTCTAATTGACTATCTAAACCTAGATGCGAATCACTATCATTAAGATCTAGATTACTAATCACCTGATCATTCACTTTGCCTGTTTTACGTTTAGCCATGGTTTCTCCCTTTGCGCCTGTAGGCTGTTGATTTTCCTGCATGAATGGCGCTGATTCTCCGCTGATCGCCACAATGTCAGCCAGTGTTAGATCTGACTTGTATATGACCTGCCTAGTATGCGCACGTTCACCTTTAAAACCGTAATAAATGACCTTTACATAGCCTGCTTTAATCAAGGCCCTAGTCAGCACTGCAGCCCTGTTTAGGCTTATTCCGAAATGATCTGCGATCCTTTGCAGCCCTACCCAGGTCAGCCCTGCCCTGTTGCTGTATGCGCAGAGCATCAGTAAAACCCTTAATTGCATCTCTGTTATTGATCTGTCAGTGATAGCCCTAAACGGAACCACAGCAAAATGTCGCTGATCGGGCTGCTTTTCTTTTTGCTTGATCCTAGGCTTTTTGGGCAGTGTTATCTGTACTGGCTGCATGCGCTGCATTGTAAGCAGGCATAAAAAAGCCCCATTAAAGGGGCTATTAAGGGTTAGCTGGGTTTAATGTCTGTCTGCGCCATGGTTAGCCAGTCGCTGCGCTGCCCTGATTTTCCTAACTGCTGCGCTGACTGTTGATTGTCGACAGTCTACTAGGGCCGCTGCATTTTGCTGGGTACGATTAAAGACAATACATAACTTAGCAGATAGCCAAGCTTTACTGCCAGGCTTTAACCGTGCCAGTACTGCTAAGGCTTCAAATTGATCAAACTGCATAGCAGCCCCTTAGATTGTGCAACAGCCACAGCATGGCGCATCGATGCACCTGCCTGCTGCATTACGAGTAAACGTGCGATATCTGCCCTGCTCGTTTAAGGTTATGGTGTCAACCCGACAATCGCCTGGCTCGCTGAACCATGCTTTTTTGGTGGCAGTGTCATAAGTTATTTCATCGCCTGGCCTAATCGGCGCTCCCGATATGGCGCAGGTTCCCCTGTACTTAGCTATCATGGTTTTTTGCATATCAATACCCCATCAAAATAAAAACGATTAAAAACACAGCAGCCAGCAGGCATGCCAGTACTACAGGTTTATCAGTTTTATCTATCATGCTGCCACCTGTTTAAGTTGAATTACTTTATGCATTTTCTTGCCATGGGCAGGGTATGCGATAACTTTTGTCTTTTTGTCCCAGCAGGCCCTGCATCCGCTGCACTGCCCTGCATTTTCATAAGCCCTGCACAATGTCACCCCTTTAGGCAGGCTGTCGCTGTCAGCCACAATAACGGAACCATGCAGCCCTTTTGTATATTTCCCTTCAATACTGTCGCTGCTAAACCGTACCGATACATTCGACAATGCAGCCATGGCTGTTAACACCTGCCTGTACTTAGGGAATTTATACATGCGTGTGGGCAGCCAGTGCTTTACCCATGGTGTCCGCTGCATTACTTCTAGGATCTTTTCTGCCAGTGCTAAGGTGTACATGTCGCCACTGTCAAACCACCTAAAAAACGTGTCTTTTGCCAGTGCCTGTACCATATCGTCAACCCATGCCATGCGCTGCCAGTCAATCCGATTAAATTCCCTAGGGGCTTTCACATTAGGGAATCGATAATTCCCTGTGGTGGCATAGCAGCCCTTGCATGCGTCTACCAAAACGCCTGGGCTTTCAATACTGCCAGGGCAGGTATCAAGTGCCTGCAGCGACCATGAACGGATCCCATCAAGCTTAGATGTAATGCTTATTTTTACTGCTGTTGCTGTTTTAGTGTGTTTCATGGTTTACCTCGATTAATACTAGGGCTGCTTTTTTGCATAACTCTACCTGCTGCTCTGTTAAGCCCTGCGTTAACTGTAGGGCTATCTGCGTGGCCTGCTGCGCTTTGCTGTCGCTGGGCGCAGTGATAGCTAGGGCCAGCGCATTAACTAACATGGCCTGCTGTGTGTGTAAGTAATTCATGAAGTTATTCCTAAAATAAGGTTTTTAAGATCTTTCACTGTGCGACCTGTCATATCTGACAATTCACGCAGGGTAAGATTTAGGTGTGTATCGTAATAATGCACAATTTCGGCATCCGTGCTGCTGTAGTTAGGCTGTTGATCTTCGTTCATGCTGCCACCTGCCATTTAATTTGATCCTGTGCTACCTGTATTTCATAGCCCAATTGGATTATTTGATCTAAGGTTGTTTCTTTCAGGGTTTTAGTGCCTGCAATTGCAGCGAATAACTGCGCCTGCTCGCATACAGGGTAAACAACCCAGCTGCCATAATTTTTATCTAACCGTATAGTAATTTTCATGTTATGCCCCTTGGTTTTCGAGATATGCAACAGCAGGCATAAACAGCAGCGAGCCAGTAGCAGCCCATAAAAATGCATAATCCTGTGTGCCGAATGCATATGCAATAAAGCATAGGCAGGCTTTAAGCCCTAGGTACATGGTAAAACTGTAATCTTTTCTCATTTCAAGCCCCTTAATAGGTGGTTTCAGAATGTATCGGCGCTGAATTGCTAACCGATGCACAGAATATAACGCAGCCACCTGCTGTATGTAATAGGGACAAACCCTAATATTTGAATTTATTTATTGACTGTCAACGAAAATGCAACAGCCAGCCCCTGCATGGCTGCTGATCTGCCCTGATCTGCTGCCCCTGCTGGCAGGTTTTCCCATGCCTAACAGCGAAATTAACTATTCTGTTTTCAACTCGCTGATTTTGGCTAATTTTTGACAATGCCTGTATGCATGCACAGTGAGAGAAATTACCTACTGGCATGCCGATGGGGGTCAAAAGATACCACCCATGTTGGGGCCATGAAATTATTTCCTAGATTTCTGCGCCAGCGATTTGACAATTTTGTCCAGCAATTTCAGGCATTTTCTGCTGGCTTGTTTTTGCGCATGATCGCCAAGAACTCATCTTGTATGCCCACATAAAAGCCATACGGCTCTTTTTCCAGCTCTTGCACACGAAACCAAGCATGCGCCTTAGCAGCAGGCATTCTTGCCATCCATATCAGGTGCGCCAGCAAAGCTTCGTAATGCTCAGGATCAGCGTTCTTCATCAACATCTTGTAAGAACAACAGTACTTGTGCCATTAAAAATAAAGCGCCAACTGTAATGACACCACCAAGAAACATAAGAATAACTGAAACCATGCCTGTCTCCTTTATTTGCTTTGCCTTGCCTTTGAATATATATGGAACTCCTTCTTCTCTGTCAGGCTAATGCGCTCCCTTGAAGCTTTGCCCAGCACATGCCCAGCAGCTACTTGCCTCAGCTCTTTGTCCCTCGTCCATATGCTTGGCTCATTACGCCACTCAAATGCATTCTTCGTTTTCATTTCTTCATTGCCCTTACATATATCGTCAAGCTGTCAATGGTGTCAGCACCAAAGCCAGTCATCTTCTCTATCTCTGCCGCCACCTCTTCAATAACTGTATTGCGCAACACCTCATAGAACTCTTGTGCTGTCACTGGTTTAATGTCCTGCTCAACACGCTGCTTTAACTCTGCCATTCTTGTCTCCAAGTTAATCAGTACATCTATCTGCCGCTTGCGGTTAAGCGAATGCTCAACAGCCAACCTGCGAGACACACTGCCTGTTTCCCAGTCGTTAAGTTCCATTTGTTTTCCTCTTGGCTGACACTGTGAACCTACCAGCCTTGCGAAAGATTGTTCTCAGACTGTTGTAGTTAACGCCGAACCTGATGGCAATCTCTTTCTTGCTGAACCCTTGGTCATGCAGGCTAAATGCTCTGCGCTCGTCAATTTGGATCGGCTTGCGACCCGCACCTTTCCTGGCTCCACCCATTACTGCAGCCCCATAGGATCTTCATCAATCATTAGATCCTTAATGCGCTTGAGTTCCCTTGCCATCATCACCATCAATTGACTATTGGCATTAAAAGCCTCAGCTAATTGCTCAAACTGCTGTTCAAGATAAGAGATGCGCTGCTCCAATGTCTCTTCAATCATGGCAATAACTCCAATACTGTTACCTCAATCCGAGGCGATCCATATGCTTTGCTGCTGTGCAACTCGCACACCTGACTGTCATCCAACCACAAGATGCCGTTGCCAGCGTCCATGATTGCCTTGATGTAGTTGTCCAAATCAGGCTTGCCCACTGGTCTTTGCTCTCCAGACTCAGCTTGCTGGCGCTTGGCTTTTGACCAACTGACAGGGATAGTTTTGTACACCCGCACAGACAGGGCTATAGGCGTTTCCAAAGGATCTTGGCTACCCATGGCATGCTTGGCTGCTTGAGCTATCTCCTGCTCCCAATCTGCTGTCTTCTTGGGCGTATACGTCTTCACGAACCCCCCTTGACGAGCGAATCTCGGTCTGCCTTTCCCCACAGGCTCTCCACAAACGACAAAATTCACCATCAAAGTCATCAAGATCCCCTGTTATTTGCATGGCTCGGTTGACCACGCTGTCTGGTACTGGCCTACCCTCTTTCAAGCTGTCCAAGATGCGCTTGGCATCCTCAAACGTCATTTGACAGCCCTCAGTGGCTTAATAAATGGCAGGTTCACTTCCTTTTCAGGCGGTGGTGGGGGCAAAGTAACTGATGGTGGTGTCCACCCAGCCTTGCGCCATGTAGCCTGCACATCAGCACCACGCTGGTACTTAAAATTTTCAGAAGTCACACGCACACTTGGCATAGTGATTTTGGTTCCTTCAGGTGGCATCCATTTGGTCATACTGATCCCTTTAAAAAAGCTTGAATCCTGTCGTCAGAAGATGAATAGACGGCAGACAAGCCATCAATTATCAGAGTCTCAACAATGGCAGACTGGCTTTTACGCTGGTCAATGGATGCTTTTTGCAACAGCACCTTAGCCTGTGGACGTACCCGAACAAGCAATTGTTGGGTTTCGATCTTTGGTTTGTTAAATGTATGTTTCATGCTATCAATTCTATATCACATTGATTTTATGCAACTAGGGAAAGTACCTAGAAAATCAGCATCCATTGGTGTTGTATGATGCTATCACTTTGCAATCATGCAAGGCAAACAACCTACCTATTAAGGAGAGTTCAATGGAATTCGGCACAATTTGGAAAAAACTTGTACGCCGCAACGACCCCCACACCAGTCAGGAAGCCGCCAAGTCTGTCAACACGACAAACATGGAGCAGATTGTTTACGAGGTAATCGCAGGTTATCCACAGGGATGCATTCAAGACGAGGTACTAGCTCATCTAACGAGCTACCCCTACTCTACAGTGACAGCCCGATTCAGATCTTTGCTCGACAAGGGTTACATCATTGACACTGGGTTCACCCGCCCTGGTCGATCAGGAAGAAAACAGCGGGTCTTAATCATCAAGGAGTTATCTAAATGAAAAACCCACCAGCATTTCCAACAAACCAATACGCCAATGGAATAAGCCCATCAGGGTTTGATACAGGCATGACCTTGCGGGACTATTTTGCGGCAAAGGCTATGCAAGTCATTTTGCAAAGCCAATATGAAGATGGAATTTATGTTGGAGACAAAGACAATATTTCTGAACAGGTGTGTGCAAATTCTGCATACATCATGGCAGACGCAATGCTTGCCGCCAGAGAAACAATTAAATAACCAAAGGAAAATCATGCCTAAATTAACCTCGGACACCATGTTGTCCTGCTCACAATTACCAAGCCTGTTTGGTGTCAGCCCTTACAGCACACCCAACGATGTCCTCACTTTCTGCATGAAAGCCATGCGGGGTGAAGATCCTCGTACCCAAGCAGGTGAAGCGGCAGACTGGGGCAATGCTTTGGAGCCAGCCATCATTGCTGAGATGGCAAAGCGCCTTGGGCTGAAGAGCTATGTCATGCCCGACACTGCCTTCACCCACCCGCACCTGCCACTTGCCGCCAGTGCTGATGCCATCGGTACACCAGAGGAGAATGTGGTCATCCAGCATGATCCCAGCAAGGGTATCTATGTGGTTGGCGCTGACAGTATTGCGCTGATTGGCAACGGTGTACTGGAATCCAAGCTGACTCGTGGTCACCCAGAGGATCAACTGCCTTTGTATCGTGGGCCAATCCAAGTTCAAGGTGTGTTGATGTGTACTGGCTTGGACTGGGCAGCTATCGGTTGCCTGTACTCAGGCGTGGAATTGCGCATCTTCCTGTTCAAACCCCACGGCGAAACCAAAGAGCAGATTGAAAGCAAAGCAACAGACTTTGCCAACCGACTGACAACCTTTGAAGAGACTGGCGACATCGACTACTACCCAGCCGCCAATACCAAGGATGCCAACAGGGTATGGGCAACAGCCAAAGAAGACGAGATCGACTTAGGCATTGATGGCGAGGATCTTGTTGCTGAGATTGTCATTGCCAAGCAAAAGATGGCAAGCCTACAGGAGGACATCGACCAGTGGGAGACAGCCCTCAAGTCCATGATGAAAGACAGCGCCAGCGGTAGAGCTGGTAGTTGGTCAATCAAGTGGCCTATGCGTCACTTCAAAGCACAACCTGAGAAGACCACACCTGCCAAGGAAGCCTACTCAATCCGTCAGTCAACGCTCACTATTAAGGAAGCAAAATGAAACAGATCGCATCAGCCCTTGTCAAAGCCCAACGCCGCTTTGGCCCTGCTCTGAAGACCAGCACCAACCCTCACTTCCGTAGCCGATACGCTGACTTGTCAGCATGCGTGGAAGCAGTGATAGATGCACTCAATGAGAATGGTATCTTTTTGCTCCAAAAAAATCATGACCATGAAAGTGGAATTATGGTGGAAACAGTCTTTGTACACGAGTCTGGCGAGATGTTGGCGTGTGGATCGCTGTACTTTCCAGCCTCAAAGAATGATCCCCAAGGGTTCATGTCGGCTTTGACCTATGGTCGTAGAGCGTCCCTGATGGCTGCTTGTGGCATTGCACCTGAAGATGACGATGGCAACGCTGGCTCACGCCGACAAGCGCCAGCCGCCAACCCGCTGGATGCCATCAAGCCACCAGCGCCAGCCACCTTGCCATATGTGTTGACAATACCTGGCAAGCAACCACGCCAGTATGAGACATCAGAAACTTACACCGATGATTACATTGAACTCCGTAAAAAGGTAGAGGAATCAACCTTGGCAACACGCACAAAAATGACTAAGCTTAGGGAACTCAAAGATGCCAACGAGGAACAGGTTAACAAGCTGAACCCTGAGCATAAAGCTAGATTGCTTGGGGATTACGAACTGCGCCGCAAGAGGTTGGGCGCACAACTTGAGGAGAGTGACGATGGAGATGGAGGACTGGAATAAATTAGATGAAGAGTACAGGAAGTATTGTCAGCAGTGTCAAGCCGCTGGCAAACCTCCTGTAGACTTTCACACTTGGTTGCTTGGTGATGATTAAGCCAAAGCAGACATAGCGTTATCGGTGCGGGCAATGCGGTCATCAAGACCGTGTGTCCCACCATTTATTTTCTTGGTCAAGCCTGTCCAGTTCTGTGCATCAGCCAGCTCGTTCAGATTATTCTTATCCCAAAACCAACCTGCTGTGAGCGCAGCATATTTAGGTGTGCTTACCAAGTCAGGCTCTGCAATAAAGTCAACGTCCAAAGAGTCACCAGCCAACTGGTAGTTTGTCTTGCCAGTCAATTGAATCAAGCCACGACCACGGTACTTGAACCCTTCACCTGATGCTTCGTCACCATTGCCCATGCGATCAGCATAGACTTTGTTGGCGATCTTCTCAGGGTTGCGGTGGTATGGCTGGGCAGCATCCAAAGATGGGAACCGCTTAGGCCAAACCTTGGTCAATCCTTCTGCTGAGTAGTTGAGGTTTTCTTTGAGCGCAGTGAAGTTAGCAGACTCGTGAGCGCACTGACCCAAGAACGCAGCTTGTCTTTCAGTTGTGCTAATGTCAAAGCGATCACAGGTTTCATTGATTGCATCTATCCACTCCTCTGCCTTTGCAGGCGTGATTTTTAAAGCTTGGGCTAATTGTTCAGCGTTCATTTGATTCCTTTCATGGTTTGATAAACAGTGTTATACGCATCGATACACGCATTCAATTGTCTGATGGCTTTGTCTCCGTCATCTGTGATGGCGACAAGAGCTTGAGCAGTCTGTCCGTCAAGTTCGGCTCCTGCTTGAACGCTATCTCTGGCGGGAGCGGGGGCATCTGTGGCGGTTGGTACGGCGCACTCGGCGGCTTTGGTAGGAATGAACAGCTTGCGTTTGCCAGAATCAAGATCAGACTTGAGATTCGCAATGCGTTTGGATGCTTCATCGTTTTGTTTCCTTAGTTTGGTAGCAGTCTCTTGTGCGTCTGCTTGTAACTTTTGTTCTGTCTCTCTTGCCTTGGCGTTTAGTGCGGCTATCTCAAGTTGCTGGCGATCAAACTCATCTGCACTTCCCTTGAAATATCCGCTTGTGCCTGCGCCAAGAACAGCTAGGACGATACCCAGCAATACCCATGGATTGAACAGACTCATTCCTTAGCTTCCAGCTTAGGTTCAGGATCATTGTCAACAGCCTCCGCTTTGGCAGTAGCAACAGCAGATGCAGCAGCAATTACCTTGCGTCCAGCCACGCCACCAAGTACACCAGTACACAGCAACATGATGTCATTGATCATCTTGGTGTACACCTTATCAATGGGAGCCATGCCACTCATAGGCTGAGTCACCCATGTCACCGAATAGATGAAGCTGAAGCACGAGCCAAGCAGGATGATGGAGATCACAAAGATTACCCATGCCCACACACGGACTTCAATCTCGTCAGGACTCAGGCGAGGCTTTACAGGTTTGTATCCAATGGTTGTCATTTCTTCTCCTTTTCAATGGTGATCAGTTGGTCAGGGCAAGTGCCAGTGGCGATACAGATTGGTGCTTTGCATTCAGCATTCTCCCAATTCTTTGGATCTTGGCAAGGGTAACGGTAGCGGTCTTCACAGCCAGCAAGAACTACTAGCAGTACAGACAAAAACCAAATCTCATATACATTCATTTATCTTTCTCCCTTTGCTTTTGCTCAATTTGTCTTCTCAACTTCTCGACTTTTTCAAGCTGTTGCTTGACTTCATTTTTTGCTTCCAAGATATCCACATATAGCAATGCCCCCATTGGCAGTAGGAGTGCAATCAATATACAAGCAGCTACCCATCCCACTATGTCTTCCTTAACTGACTGACGAACAGGAGCCACAGCCACAGGTACAGGAGGAATATAGTAGTCGCTACTAGGTACGCTAACTTTAGCTGGAAGTTTCTTTCCTCTTCCTTGCGTTGCCATAGTTCCTGCCTCTTCTTTGCCTCTTCCTTTAACCTTGCTTGGGTTTGCTCCTCTTCAATCTTGTCCTTCATGCTGAACACTTCGCTATACAGCGCCCCCATTTCTGGAGGTGATTGGTAGACCATACACTCTCTGATCTGTACCACCAAGTTGTCCATCTCTTGCTGCGCCATCACTCGCTTGAGCGCAGCCTCCATCAAATTCTGATCAGGGTCGTAGATGTTCTTGCTCTTCTCTTCCTCTTCCCTGATGTGCGCAGCTAGTTGTTCTTGGAGTTTGAAAAATTGCGTGAGGTTAGAAACAATGTCAACCTTGACTTGAGTCTCGTCAACAGCGACATACTCAGACTTCTTAGTCTTTGCAACAGGCTTTGCAATTTGAGACTTAGATTTACCGCCAAAGAATTTACTGAAGTTACCCCAAAATCCAGTAACTTCCTTATATATCCCAGCAACCTCATCAGCAGTTCTTTTGATCTCAACAAAAGATTCCTTAGCCTGCTTGTAAAGTTCGCACCCAGCTTGGATCTGTTTAACCAAGCCTGCTGCAAGTAGGCAGATGCTGATCGGATCAATTTATAGCCCCAGCAATTTCTTGACAAACTCACCAGCAACACCTGGTCCAAACAATACGCACACCATGACTGCATACAACAAATATTCAATCTTGGTCATGCGCTTGTCACCCTCACGCAATGACTTGTCTATGCTCTCGTAACGCTGTGCGCAAATTGCCTCATGCACAGCAAAGTTCTTTTCTAAATCGCTCATGATTCATCTGCGGGAAGTGGTTTAGATTGTCGCTGTTTAGCCCATTGAGCCAATGATGCCAACCGTAATTTTTCTTTGGTTTCCATACTGTGTGTATACCCTTTCCTACCTTCAATTGCATTGGCTTTATGCTCTTCCGACAACCTTCGACCTTTGAGCTTTGCTGAAATTACTGGATTGCTTCTACCCTTTAAAGACGCAGAGATTTTGGCTCTTTTTTCAGGTGATTGGTATGCGCCTTTGTTAATTCCATTTAATGAAATTTTATGTCTGACTCCAATTTCAACATACTGTCTTGAGCAATACCTTTTTATAGTAGCCATTCTGTGCCAAGCACAAGCCATGCTCATCTTTGCTTTTCCTTCTGTGCATTTGAACAAAAGCAAATGACACAAAAAATGTTCCTTAGATGTCAACAAGACCAAGTTGGATTTATCGTTTGTTCCACCCATGCTGACAGGTATTATGTGATGTTGGTCATATTTTCCATCGCCACACTTCTTCCTGCCTTCTACTTGCGCTTTGGCAACAATTGACAAATACCAACGATGGTACTTATTGAGAAGAAACATCGTCAGCTTCCTGTGGAACTCCGCCCTCTGCAAGCCACTTTAGGTAGGCTTGGTAGTCTGTGTTGTCGGGGTCAAATGGGATGTTTGCGTTATCCAAAAGACGAGTGACAAATTGACCGCCAAATGGATGGTTTTGTAGCTTGTAAATCATAGTTCTGAACTCCCTCTTGCGACACCGCCTGAATTTGCTGAATTATTAGCGTTTTGAAATATTTGATTACATTGCGTTGCAAATTTTGCATTCGCCGAACCAAACGAAACATATGCTCCGCCAGTACCACCATCAGCAGAACCTGTGATTGTTGGTGCGGCTCTCTTTGTTACTTTCCAAAATGCTTGGTTTGAAATAGCTGCCCAAGAAGCAGTAGAGTACAAGACTTCTATTTCTTCATAGTACCTCTGACACAAAGCCAACTCAGTCCCATAAGGTCTGTAATCAAAGCTCGTTGCTGTTGAGCCTTTTTCTAGCTGGACACCTGTGATGTAGAAAGTAGCGCCGTTTGTGCCGACTACTGATGTTGCTCCTGTTGGCGCTAAAAAATTACCTGCCGCCCATGCTCCTGCTGTTCCGCTTCTTGTTGAACCCATACCAAGGCTAAAATAAACAACCACTCCTATACCATTGGTTGCGCCTATCCATGTTCCAGCAGTATCGCCAGCAATAGTTATGGTTTTTTGCTCCCATGTGTTTGCGGCAGAAATTGTGTAGCTATATGGGTAGCTTCTATTACCAGCAGAATTCTGTAAAGACCCACCAAAAGTTCCTGTTAAAGAACTACGAACCCAAAAGGATAAAGTTACAGTAGCGGCTGATGCAGTACCCCATGCCATATCGGAAAAATTAAATCCTTCAATACTCTGATAAATTAAAAAATAGTCACCAGCAACCACAGAATATGCGGAGGATGATGTAGCTCCTAAATAATTACTAAACCCTACTGGTGGAGTTACAGACCCTGCATTTTGCTGAACTGTAAATTTAGATGTTTGTGAATACTCTAATTTTTGTCTATCAAGAGAGTACACCGCCGTTCCAGAAGCTGTACCAACACTCGCCCCCGCATTCCTTTGGTCAATCACCATTGCACCATTGATGATGCGGTTCCTAAACCCAAGCGAGCTGTCAGCAATGCTGCCTATGTTTGCTAGTGATGCTGTCTTTCCCATGGTTATGCTCCAACAGTTCTGCTTGCTTCCACTTGAGCCTGATAAGCGGCAATAACTTCAGGTGTCCAAGCCACGTTGCAGATTGCCACTACGTTAGCAGGAACGCCTGTGAGGTCTGCATTTGGTGCTAGGCTTGAACGATGGTAGGTTTGGCTAATTTGATTGCCATCTTCCATGATGCGAGTTGCCTCACGGTAGAGAACGATGCCGTTCTCAGTCACGGTGATTTGGTCGATGCTTGTGGTTTTGGTGAGTGACATGATTTTTTCCTTTATGTTGTTGCGTAATACATAATAGTAAATGGGCCTAATTGACTAGTATTGGTCAAGTGAGAATAATCTGTATTGGCAACACCAGCCGTTCCGCTGTTATAAAATGTATATGCAAATGCTGCATTAGGTGGTGGATAAGCCCCTCCTCCAGAACCACCAGCGGGGTAACTCATACCAGAATTGTAAAAACTAGTTCCACTATAAGCGCCTGTAACGTTTGCAGTAGCAAACGGAAAACCTCCAATTATTGCTTGTCCTGTCCATGAGCCTTTATTTGACAGTCCAACATAACCAGTTAACTGAACTAGTCTGCCTATTTTTATATACAAGCCCGCTTGTGTGCTATATGCTTGAGAACCAGCAGAACCACCAGTACCAGTGACTGTTGGTGTCCAAGTCCCCTCCTCATAATCATCCAGCGTGTTGGCATCTGTTGATGCTGATTGAGTTGCGGGGAAGGTGATGCCTACACCAGAAGTCGATGGGGTGGCGTTACCAACACTGATAGTTGCAAGTGTTTGCAAATTTCCAGAAGAGTTAAACCTTGCAACCTCCGCACCACCTTCAGAGAAAGCAATGGTGTCAGCAGCAGGGAAGTAGATACCTGTGTTGGTGTCGCCTGATGTGGTGATGGCAGGAAGTGCTGCCGAGCCAGCTTGCACAGTTGTTACACCAGTGATCGCAACAGCACCATTCACAGTACCACCACTCACAGCACTCAGCGCATCGGCAACAGTAAAGCTCTTGAATGCAATGATGTCAATGATGTCACCAGTACCCGCAGCCACTGTCAGCACAATGCTTGTGCCATTGGTAGCCGTGTACTCTGATGTGTCCAGCGTCACGCCATTACGCATGACTTCAATGTTGTTGACGGTGTAGGTCAGTGTTGCGCTTGCTGAGTCAGCACCGCTGAATGTGGTCTGACCGCTTGTCGCCACATAGCGAAAGCGCAGCAGTGAGGTGGCACCTGCCGATGTCGCCGTGATCCAGCTTGCGCCGTCATACACCTTCATCACGTTCTGAGTTGTACTGAAATACAGAGCGCCAGCAACCAGTGCATTGCCGTCATTGTCTAGAGTTGGGTCTGATGTCTTTGTACCAAGGTAGCGATCATCAAAGCTGTCCAAAGCAGAGGCGGCAGCGGCAGCAGAACTTGCGGCATTGGTTGCGCTTGTGCTTGCGTTGCTGGCGCTTGTTGCTGCATTGCTTGCTTGGGTGCTGGCAGTAGTTGCTGAGTTGCTTGCATTCGTTGCACTGGTAGCGGCATTGCTGG